ACTTATGAAGGAGGAGAAGGGCAATATACTCATCCTGATATGTCCGACTATATAAAAAGCGGTCAAGATGTTCCAATGCCGATGCCCGATGCTGACGCACAAGAAGAAACAGAGAACGCCCTTACTCAGAAGAATAAGGACACTAAAATGAGGGTAAATAAGCTAGTTTTGGAGACAGAAGGGAATCCTTATGTACGAGTAGGTCAAGTAATAGTTTTAGACAATGTAGCAAGGCGAGACGGAGGTAATTGGTACGTGCACGAGGCCGAGCATGATGTAAATAATTCTTACATACTAATTTTGACTTGTGGCCGGACTGCTTATCCTCAAGATAGCCTAGCGGATAATGCGAAAGAGAAGCCTAATGACGAAAAAGACGAGAAGAATCCATTAAAATGGTTGATTATAACTCCAGATGGAGAAGTATCTGGAGAAGGTTACAATGATGATCCTGACGATTACAGCCGATATACTGTAACTAAGCCAGAGGAAATAAAGAAGATAGACAAAGATCCGAATATCGATGATAAGTGAGTTAAAGAAAATATTGAATGAATTTGGATTAGCTTATTTCAAGCGATATTATGCTTGTTATCGAGGGATTGTACACGATAATGAAGACCCTAAGAATTATGGTCGATTAATATTAAGTGTACCTCAAATACATGGTAAGAAAATTCACGAATATTGGGCATGGCCAAAAGGAATGTTTGCCGGCAAAGACATTGGGTTTTATGCTATTCCCAATAAAGGTGATGGTGTTTGGGTTTCTTTCGAGGAAGGGAACCCACGCTATCCCATTTGGGAATATGGTTGGTGGGCAAAAGATCAAGTACCGAAAGGCGCCAGTATTCAGAATAAAGTATTCCAGACAACTACAGGACATAGATTAGAATTTGATGATGAGCATGGTCGAATACGAATTACTGCCGGAAATGGCCAGATTGTTGAAATAAATAAAACAGGAATTAGTTTAGGGAGCGCTGATAAGAGTAAAGAGCCGGTTTTATTAGGCGATACGACTGTAGCTTTATTGAAAGAAATTTTGGTAGGTTTAGAACAAGCAAAAGTGACTACTCTTGCAGGGCCGATGCCTCTCCTTAATTTGGCGACCTTCACCGCAATAAAGCAGAAACTAGAATCATTGAAATCGAAAATTGTAACTTTGGATTAAAGATTAGACTATGGCCTTAAATAAAGCACAGTTAATAGCAGACCTCAACACATTACAAAAGAAAATTGTAGCTGATACTAAAATAGATAGTAAGCCAGAAGATATTCAACAAACCTTTGCTGAAGGTTTAGCTGATGCGATTGAGGCTTATGTTAAATCTGGTGTAGTAACCACAACAGTATCTGCCGGAATTCTTGTAAATGTTGATGCAAGTACAGGGATAGGGGCTACAGTAGGAACAGGTTCAGGAACAGGTAATATAAGCTAATGACAATAAGAAAATACTTAGGTACGGCTATTAAATTCCCTTTAGAATTAGCTCCAGGCGGTAAGCCGGCAACTATATCTGATAGTGATTTAATAAAGCAGAGTATTCGCTTAATCCTAGAAGAAATACAAGGAAAACGATTGTTAAATAATGCTTATGGTTCCAGACTTGACGAAGTTCCTTTTTTGCCTAACGATAATTTGACTGTTGGTTTTTTAGAGTTACTTATTGAAGAAGCCATGCAAAACTTTGAAAAAAGGGTCAAATATTTGGACAGTAATTATACAATTAACCAAGATAGAATAGACGCAGTTATTAAATTTGAGATTTTACAAAAGAACGAGGTAGATTCAATGATCTATCCTTTTTATAAAAATGCTGTACAATGAGCTTAGTAAATAAATGGGTAAGCTACGCGGATAGAACTTATGCCCAATTAAAAGATAGGTTTAGAACATTCTTAAGCGCAGAAGTTCCAGAGATAACCGATCATACTTCTTCAAACCCTTTAGTGAAGATTGGAGAATTTTGGTCAGCTATTGGCGAAAACTTGAACTATTATATAGATTTCCATGCTAGAGAATCTCAATTAATTTCTGCCAGACTTTATAAAAGCATAGTTAAACACGCCAAAGCTTATGATTACAGAATAAAAGGAGCTACACCGGCAACAGTTTCTTTGCGCTTTACTATCAATACTCAATATGGGTTAGATATTACAATACCCGAAGGCACAATTGTCCAATTAGAAGACGGTTCTGTATCCTTTCGGACTTTAGCTGATGCCATAATTACTGCAGGGGATCTTTTTGTAGACGTAGAAGCTGAGCAGTCAACAGAAGTGACTGATTCCAACTATACCACGATTAATGGGACAGATTCTTTTATGGAGATAGCTTTACCGGCTAATGTAGCTGATAATAGTGTAACTGTTACAGTAGGCGGTGATGCCTTTACCCCTAAAGAAAGTTTATATGAAAGCTTAAGCACAGATAAGCATTTTGTATATTCAGTAAATGAAGATAAGCTACCGATCATTCGATTTGGCGACGGTATCAATGGAGAAAAGCCCGATGATGGGGATGATGTTGATTTGACTTACAAAACTACTCAAGGAGCTTCTGGTAATGTTCCAATTGGTACTCTAATATCAATGCCTTCTCCACCTTCAATGCCTGGGGGAATAACTTTGTCCGTGAACAATAATGAAAGGGCCTCGGGAGGCTCTGACATAGAAACTCTAGCGGAGTTAAAGAAGAATATTCCTATATCATTACGCACTCAAGAAAGAGCCGTTACAGTCAAGGATTACGAAGATTTAGTAAAAACTTATCCCGGAGTATCTAATGCCAAAGCAATATTTGACTGCGGTAATAAAGACAATATCTACATAGTTCCAAATGGTGGTGGAATAGCTACAAGCACCTTAAGGACCAATGTAGGCACTTACTTAGATGATAAAAAGATTATGGGTAAAAATGTTACTGTTTTTAGTGCCGGAATTGTTAAATTATTATTCGACATTGACATCAATGTTTTACCTACTCATGTAAAGAATATTGTTATTGCAGCAGTAAAAGCAGAGATTGTTGACTTTGCAAGTTATGAGAATCAAGAAATAAAGGGTAAAGTAGAGTTAAGCGACATCTACGAAATAATAGAAGGTGTTCCTGGAGTAGATTACAGTAACATAAATAAAATGACTCCAACTCCTTATGCTAGGCCTGCAGATGATAATATGCCAGAATTAGATTGGGATAGAGAAATTTTAGCTGCCAGTACAAAGACTATTCAATGGGAAATAAGAATGGCCTCCGGAAGTACTTATCAATTATTCAAGAACAATGTATTCTTAGGCACTAAAAATGTGGGCGATCAGATCAATTTAGCTGAAATAGTCTTTACAGTAAATGCCGGTTCCTACAGTACGAATGATCAATGGTTCTTCTACACTTATCCTTATTATGGCACAGTTAATTTACAAGAGCCAAGTTTAGCAATAACTGAAACCGCAGATATAAATATAACCGCTACAGGGGGATTATAATGGCGAAGACTTATAAAAATAGCTTGTTTGAAGATTACTTCACTCCTTATGAGAAAGAAGTTGATACTAATAAAGACGGTAACGATAAGGGTACCTATGAACGCTATATATCTGTTGTAGGGGATTTATTAGACCAAGACTATGTGCCTTTAATTGATGAGGCCGTCCAGAACTTACATGACGTGGATCAATGCCTCGAAAGATACCTAGCCTATAAAGAAGCCGCAGTAGGTTATACTCACTCGGAGAACTTGCTTATTTTGTACGATACAATTCCTATGAGACGAGCAGTACTTAGACACATAATGAAGATTTACCGATGGAAGGGTACTAAAAAAGCCTTAACTATACTGTTTAATATGCTAGGGATTACCAATATCACCATAACCGAGCATTTTGACGACCATGGTTTTGATAGTGCTGAGACTTTAGACTCTGACAATCGAATATTTGACAGTAAATGCGATCAATGTACGGAATACTCAATCGCTTTAGTTTATGGTGGAAGTGTTACTAATGAGTTAAAACAAGCTATTCTAAACATTGTAAAATTTAATGAGCCTGTAATATGTAAATTACGTTCTTTAACTTTGAACGGAAATCCAATAGTTGTATTAGGAGACTTTAATGATGACTTCAATGATGACTTCTTTATCTGATAACATATCCGGAATCATAAAAGGGATTGCTGCTTTACTATCAGCTTTAACAGGGTTACTAGTGCTTATGTATAAGCGAAAGGATAGAAAAAGTTTAAAGACTACCAACGTCTATAAAACGCTAAAGAGTGATTATGAATTAAGAAGACTGTTAAATCATATAATTCAGCCAAGGAAAGAAGACGAACCTCGTTTAAGGCATATACCTAATGTTTTAATCGCTAGTATAGGGGCAGTAACAAACAGTTCTAGGCCGGCCAATATGCAAATACTGTATAGCACGGACCTTCAAACAGAACGCTTATTTGGCACTCCTTTTCCAATGGAAAGAGGTTTGACAAACATCCATTATAATATGCTAATGCTAGGTCCCGATAATTATGAGATGTTTACTCCAGATCAATTATTTTCAAAAAAGATTAAAGAATGGTATACAAAAAACGAGATTAAATTAAGTCTAGTGTACAGTATAGGAGTTTGTCATATAGATTTGAATGGTAGAAATGCACAAGCGCATTTAGTTCTTTATCTGAATTACGATAAGTCTAAAATACAAGACCATGAGAACTATTTACTGAGTTTAGACTATTTGATTGAAATAAGAAAGCTCTTCCAAGAGGATTTAGAAATACCTTTAATTGTAAAGTAATGACACAGAAACGACATTTAGAATGGAAAGACGATGATGCTACTTATGATCTGAATGAGAAGTTTGCAGGTATATTTCCTCCTGGCCGCTATGCCGGTTATGATTTAGAGACTTTTCAAGCAGATATGGTTGTTCGACTAAACCATGATATTACAGGATATACTCGTTTAAATAAAGATTTAAGTGAGGATTATCAGATAGGGATTCTAATGACTCGACAAGGGGCCGTAATTAAAGACGATAACGATTTAGAATTGACTTTGGCTGTAAACAATAATCCTACTCCACGAATAGACTTAATAGTAGCAGAACATAACCATGAGAGTGTAATTGGAGGCGTTCCTTGTGTTTATTCTGTTATTGAGAATGCTGTGGGCTCTTTTGAGTCAAACTTGACTAATAACAAGCAATTTATAATTGGTTGGATGACTGTTCCAGGAAATACTACTTCTTTACTAGGATTAGAGGCTAATTATACTCAAGCTCCAATTCCGGCAGTAGGTACTGATGCTAATTTAAAAGTTCAACTAGATGCTTTGTCTCAAAGTGTAAGTCAATCTTTTTCAAACTGGCTTTTAGAAAATGCTAAAGATTTTACCTTAACTAGAGCAAAAGATGTTGGGGATACTATAATCTTTGACGGATCTAATTGGGGCTTGCAGAACTTTAAATCCTATTTAGAAAATTTAACCTTAGCATTAGGTAAGCAATTAACCAAGTCTTATACTACCTTTCAAATACAAGCTGATGCCACTTTAACTGTAGGTAATACTCCGGCTAATATTCTTTTACTTACCAGAAATCAAATCTATTATAATTTAACTAACACTATTTCGGGTAATATTCACTCTTTTGGATTAGACTCTCAAGGTGCTGCAATACCGGTAGGAACCGAAATAACTGTTAGAATGGCTACAGGAGTCAGTACAGGGGTATTCACTTTAGCTATCGATGCTGGTAACAACTTCTTAGGTGGTTCTGGAGAATTGAAGCCGATCTACATGAAAGGATTATCTCAAGGACAAACATGGACTCCTACTCGTGGGCAGAACTTTAGGGTACAATCATGGCCCGATTGCTACTATGTGATTCCAGATTAATTTTTAAGTGACCTCTTGTGATTATCTTTATAGACTTAACCCTTGTAGAACGCTTTAAAACGCTCTAAGAAATGTATCTAAGGAGAAGCGCAGCATTAAACCAACCCATCACCATTATAAAGAAGAAATGGCAAATGGAAGAGTTTGTGAAATGCGCGGCTAATCCTTATTACTTCATAAATACCAAGATCAATATTTTGCACCTGGAGAGAGGTGTTGTACCTTTTTTGATGTACCCTTATCAGGCAGGAGCTTTGAAACATATTATATCGGAGCAATATTCGATTAGTTTGAAGCCTAGGCAGATGGGTATGACGACTCTTTTGGCCGCTTTGATGCTATGGTTAGCTATGTTTCACCCGAACACTAATTGCCTAGTAATTTCCATTAAAATGACGGTAGCTAAGGGCTTTCTAAAGAAAGTTCGAGGTATGTATAAGCGGTTGCCGGATTATTTAAAAATGGAGATTGTAAACGGCAATAAATCCATGGGTACGGCTACTGAGATGATTTTTGCCAACGAATCAGAAATTAGTGTGAGTGCGGCTACTTCGGATGCTGGTCGATCTGAGTCGATAAACTTTTTAGGAATTGACGAGGTAGCTTTCCAGAGAAATGCCGAAGAAATATGGGGAGCGGCACAGCCTACTTTATCTACCGGGGGTCAGGCTTGTATGATTTCTACCGCTTATGGTATGGGTAACTTATTTCATAAGACTTGGGATGATGCTGTTCAAGGAGTAAATAAATTCTTCCCGATTAAGCTTAACTGGAGGATGCACCCTGACAGAGATGATGAATGGTATCAAGATCAATTAAGAGCATTAGGAAAGAAACGAACAGCTCAAGAGGTAGATTGTGACTTTTTGAAATCTGGTTATAATGTTTTTGACTTAATTGACATAAAAGTTATTGAGGACAAGCTTTCTGATACCTTAGTAAAAGAAACTGATCTTCAAGGAATGGTTCAAGTTTTCTTTCTTCCGGAGCCTGGTGTAAGGTATGTGATAGGGGCCGATGTTGCTACTGGTAGAGCTAGGGATTATAGTGCTTTTAGCATTATGGATTTAAGCGGTAAAGAACACGCTTGCTTTAAAGGAAAATTAGATGTTGGAGCCTTCACTGAATTATTGATGAAATGGGGAAAAAGATACAATTATGCAATATTGGCGCCAGAAGTAAATGGTATTGGAGAATCTATCATTGCGCTCTTGCAGAAAAGTAGGTACAATAGAGTTTATGCTGAGATTAAGAAAATTAAGAAACCTGGGATGTCTAAACCGGAAGAAGTGCCTAGATTTGGTTGGTCAACTACTGGAGCAAATAGAGATGATATTATTGCCAATATGGATACCGATTTAATAAATGATACAGTAGATTTATATAATCCATACTTTGTAAAAGAAGCGAAGACTTTTGTTTATAATGATTATGGTAAGCCTATTGCTCTTGGTAAAGAATTATTGAAGGGCTCGACTATCGCAAGTATGTATCAAGACGATGATGAAGAGGGTGTTGTTTATAATGATGACTCTATTATGGCTGCTTGTATTACGAATGAAGTTCGGAAAAGAGTGAAGAGATTTAAAGGTCCTTTACCGTTGCTTGGCGGATAAAATTAATTACTTAGATTTGTAAATATTTGATTACTATGCCAAAATTGTCTAATTTCTTACCATTCTTAGGTGGTCGGTCTATACCCGAAGCAGAAGAAAGCGCTTCTCAAGAACACGGAGAAGTAGTAAAAAATACGGTTGATCGCACAGAAAAGAAACGGATGCCTATACAATCTTCTAGGCGTAGTTCTGTTCCTGCTCACGAGACAAGCTTGTTTAACGCTCTACAGAGCCGTATTGACGGAATAATACCGGACTATCATGTAAACTACATAAAGACTATTAGGCACTTAGTTACTTATAATGGGGATTACAGCTATGCTTTAGATAATATTGTTCAATTGGCAAATACCAAATGGTCACTTGATTTTGGTAAAGAAGTTCCTTACAAAGAGGCTAATAAAATGACCTCCCACTTAAAGATTAAGGGTAAAAGTTGGTACCCTTTTTCTGGGGGGTTAAATGGGTTGATAAATGATATATTTGCTCAAATAGTTATTGCCGGTTGTATAAGTGCTGAGACCGTTCCTCAAAAAGACTTGAGGGGAGTAGCCCAAGTAGTTTTACCGCAGCCCGAAACTATAAGATTTGTGTACGATGCGTCGAAGGATGTTTACCTTCCTTATCAATCTATAGCCGATACTTTTACTGGAATATCTACTCCAACGAGTATGATTAAATTGAATCCCTATACTTATCACTATGTAGCTTATAGGAGGTTTAGCGAGAAGCCTTATGCTATTCCGCCTTTTGTGAGTGCTTTAGATGGGGTAGTCATAGAAGACAGTATGATTAAGAACTTTGATTATATTGTTAAGCAGATTGGAGTGTTTGGATTTTTAAAAGTCTTATTAGAAGCTCCAGCCGAAGAAGAAGGAGAGACTGACTCACAGTATTATGCTAGATGTCAGAAATATTTATCCGATGTAGAGCCTGAGATTACAAAGTCGTTGAATAATGGAGTGTTCATGGGCTTTAAAGATAAGCATGATGTAGATATTGGAGGAAAGATGTCAGATGCAGAGGGTGCAAAAGTCTTGTTTGAATTGGTTAATCAAATAAAGATGTCCGGATTAAAGCAGGACCCTCTGATGCTAGGAAGAAATTACCAGACTACCGAGACCTTAGCTAAGGTAATTGTAATGAAGCTTTCTGAACAAATAGTTTCTTTTCAGCAAACATGCGCTAGTTTCTTAGAGAATTTGTTTTTGTTAGAGCTTCAATTAAGCGGTTATTCTATCTATAACCTAAATGTAAAATTCCAGAGACCGACCGTAGGAGACCAGATAAAAGAAGAACAGGCTGAGCAGTTTAGAATTAAGAACGCTATCTACAAATACAATCAAGGTATATGGAGCCAAGAACAAGTTGCCAGAGCATTGGGAGAAGAAGAGCCTGACCAGAAAGAGCCTAGAGTATCTATTGACCCTGGAAAAGATGCTCAAGCCGGTG